ATGACAACAACAAAACAAGAAAGACAAACTTGGTCAAGTCGACTGACTTATATTATGACTGTTGCTGGGGCAACCGTTGGTTTTGGCGCAACTTGGCGCTTTCCTTATTTAGTCGGGGAAAATGGCGGTGGCGCCTATGTGTTTTTATTTTGCATCGCTATGATCTTAATTGGAATTCCAATGATTCTGGTGGAAAATGTGATCGGTCGCCGTTTACGCGTCAATGCAATCGATGCTTTCGGAGATAAATTAGAAAAACGCAATATTTCAAAATATTGGAAAATTGTTGGCTACATGGGCTTACTCGGTGCATTTGGTATCATGGCTTACTACATGGTGCTAGGTGGTTGGGTAATTACTTATATTATCCATTTAGTGACTGGCTCACTGGATATCTCAAGCCCGATTACTAAAGAAGTCACGAAAAACTTCTATGATCTGCATATCAGCAACAGTCCATTAGAAATTAGCTTATATACCCTACTTTTCGTGGCGTTAAACTATTTTATTTTGGCAAAAGGCATCATTGGTGGGATTGAGCGCGCAGTCAAATACTTAATGCCGTTACTGTTTCTATTCTTAATTGGCATGGTGATCCGTAATGTTACTTTGCCTGGTGCAATGGAAGGCATTAGTTTCTATCTTAAACCGGATTTTACCAAAATCACGCCACAGCTCTTTGTGTTTGTATTAGGACAAGTGTTCTTTGCGCTGAGTTTAGGGTTTGGTGTATTAATCACCTTATCCAGTTATTTAAATAAAGAAGAAAACTTAATTCAAACTGCTGTGATTACAGGTTTTACTAATACCATTATCGCGGTTTTAGCGGGTTTTATGATTTTCCCATCGTTATTTACCTTTGGGATTGCACCGAATTCAGGTCCCACTTTAGTCTTCCAAAGTTTACCGATCGTATTTTCTCACTTATGGTTAGGCAAAATTTTTGCGATCATTTTCTTTAGTTTGTTATTGATTGCCGCCTTAACTACCTCTTTAACCATTTATGAAGTGATCATTACCGCATTACAAGAGAAACTCAAAATGCGTCGTAGTAAAGCAATTGTTTTCACCTTAGGTGGAATTTTCTTGCTGGGTAATATTCCGTCGATTTTAGGTGATAACCTATTAAAAGACGTAACTATTTTTGGTAAAAGCCTTTTCGATACTTTTGATTTTGTCAGTGGCAATATTCTGTTTATGCTAACTGCCTTAGGTTGCGCGGTATTCGTAGGCTTTGTGTTAAAAGATGATGCGAAGAAAGAACTCTCGCCACACCCAGACTCCACCTTCACGACAATTTGGTTTAATTATGTGAAATATGTGGTGCCGTTAATTATTTTAGTTATCTTTGTCAGTAATCTGATTTAAACAAAAAGTCCACCAAACAAGGTGGACTTTTTTATTACATCACGAAAAAAAGCAAAAAGCGCTACCGCATGATCCATGGTGATATAAATAATATGGTCTCAGCGAGATAAATAAGGGACTTGTGGGGAAGATGATGGAAGTTGTAAGACAAAAAATGAAAAAGGCTTTCAATATATGAAAAAATATTTTCAGCCTTTTTAGTGTTACTTGGTTGTTAACCGTTCATCTATTTAATGGAGCCAATGTAGAACCTTTGGGCATAAATTTCTCCTTATTAATTAAAATAAATCTGGTTGATTACGTTTAATAATTCTTCTACTAACACGATTGATCACCTTGCGAATACCCGACTCAGTCATATTGTACTTTCTAATTAAATAAAGCCAATTATTTCCATTGAAGTCATTATAAATATCTAAGTCACGTTGTGCGATTTTATAATGGAAATCTTTTGGAAATGAAATCACCATCCCACCATAGTGTTCAGCCAAAAATCAGCGACGTGTATTGAAATCTGTTCACAAATGTCCTGATCGAGATTGTAATTTTTACATAGCGCGCTCACATTATCTTCAATGTCACGTAAAAGCTCGTGTCGCGTTACTTCCATTTGTGTGCTCATTACATACCTCCTAGTTCACGTTGCTGCCATTTTTTTAATCTTTCTAAAACTTTTGTTGCTTGCTCGTTATCAAGCCAGCTGACAAATTGGATTGGCTGACCATCTTTATTTTTAGCAATCTTTGCAACATAAGCGTTTAACGCATCTTCGCTGCTATTTCTAATTATACCTTGTGAATGCATTTCAAGCCATTTAGCACGTATTTTCTTTGTAATGTTGCTTAAAGTGTATTGCTGACTTGTACCTATTTTGCGTTTTATAGTGTTCGTTTTAACACTAAAACCGCGAGATTTCATGCTGTCTAGCACCTTTTCAAGCTCAGAAATGGTCATGTCAGAGCAGCTGGATTTATTTACAATGTTAACGAGGAAAGTTCGGTATGTTTCTTTATCCATACCAAGCTTTGATTGTGCTATATGTATTAATTTAATGAGCCACTTTCTACGTGTTTCTTTTTTATCCATTTTTACGCTCTCCGTCATATGACTAAGCCTTCTCTTGAGAGAAGGCTGAATGATATGTTAGATTTTTAGATATAATTACAGATTTAACACCTTGGTATAGTAGTTAAAAGCATCTCTAAATAGAGTCTTACTATCTTTGCACTGTTTGTTTGGTGGAATGGGCACATCTGAATAATTATTTAAAAAAGCCCAGTGCTCGTTATATTCTGGTGGTGTAGTAAATAAAACCTGTTTTTCTGCTTTTAACGCTAATAAATCAGCAGTTTTCACCAGTTCTTTTATCTTTGGTGTTATTCTGATTTTGAATTTTTCTTGAATAGCGAGCTCAAAAGCTGTTTCTATTTTTTTGTAATCAGGCAACAGGTTTTTCAATGGTGTTGGTAAATCACCTAAATAAGCTTCCTGCGCGTCATGCATTAATGCAGCGAATCCAGTCTCATCGTCTACTTTCATGAAAGTTTTGGCAATCATTCCGACATAAACACTATGATCCAGAACAGAATAATGCATATCCAATTTCCCACTAAATCGTGGGATCATTGATAAATGATGGATAATATCATCAATATGAATATCGCTATTTTGTGGGTTGGCAAAGTCAATTAAACGATTGCCATGCGTGATAAATATGCTCATTTATTTACCTCTCTATTTGGTCTAATTTTTATATCATTTCCCCCCTCACGACGGTGTATAATCGTTACTTCATAGCCATCAACTCCGACTTTACCGTCATCTTTCCATTTAATAACAGGCTCGGGATTAATTTGGGCTATAACCCCAGTCCCTTCAATAGCTACTTGTTGTTTTGTCACAAATGCTTTGCGAATAGCAAACCAATGGATAAAATCAGGTAAAAATCGATTAAACTGTTCTTCGTTCAACTGTAAAAAGTCTTCAACCGTTCTGAATTCAAAAGTTTTATTTTCCATTTTATTTTCCCTGTAACATTAAAAATTCACTTTGTTTTATTTCCGTTAAGCATTCTGGGATTACTGGAAAATTATCCCCACCAAAATCTTGTGATTTAACCGGTATTGCTACAACAAAATGACCACTTGCCACACCACACACTGAGACATACCCCATGCGAGCACCTAGCACCCAACAATTAAGTTTTAATTGGTCTAACATAAAATTGTTATAGGTAGGATACTTTTGTAATATTGCTCTGATATCTTTAATCTTTGCATTAAGAGCCTTCCCAGCTTTAGTTCGTCCATCGCCAGTAATTTTTACTCTTTCATTACTCATACTTTCAATTTTATAAGAATTGTCATCTTTGATTTTTTTAAACTCTTGATTACTTGTATTACATACAATGCCAAAAATACTTTTTTCATCACCGTACCAATATTGATAAAAAGGGATCGTATCAAAAATAGCTTGTAATTCTTTATCTCTTTTTTCATTATCATTTTTCCACTGCGTGTGAAAAGATTTAATAGGCTCTTTGTCAAGAGAGCATTTGAAATAACGGCGTTCTGGTTTCATATTTACTCCTTAGTCTTCAATTAATTCGAGGTCTTCAAATTTAATTTCATAATTCACCTCTTTCTCTGAGTTGCTTCTCTTCGCTGATTTCTGGTGCAATGTTGCGAAGAAAAGCAATTTTGCGCTTAATATTTTTAGCTTCACGCAGTGCACTGTTAAACATAATGGCACTGCTTCTTTCATCGCCATTATTCATAAAGTCAAGCGATGCTTGAAATGCATTGATAATATCTGCAATTTCTGCCGCACAATCTTGCTTTTCTGTTAATGTCATTTACATCTCTCCAATTTCAGTTACATTTCGCACTTCCGAAATCTGTTTTGGTAATTTATCGAGCTTTTCTAAACTAAAATCGTCAGTTAACTTAGATACATCATCGATATTTTCCGCAACCACCAAGACCTCAAGTAAGCATTCAACACGTACAATAAACTTTTTCATTTCACACCCCAGCAATATCAAGTGAAATTGGTTTCCATGTATCAGTATCACCCACGCGCTCATAAATGCGCACATACGCTTTAGAGCTGACAACCTGCACGCTTTCACTAATAGCCTGCATCGCGTTTAACCAACGCTTGTCTTTAATGTCGACACGACGCAAACCAAGAATACGTGAAGTATTGAGATTCCCTTCTTTATCCACATTAAACGCCCGTTCAATTAAAGCTCTAAGTTCTGGGCGAGAACCTTCGGACCATTCATTTAAACACTCATCAATGAGGACTTTTGCAGCTTGAATACGCTCATCGAACTGCAAGTTGTCGTTAATAGCGCGCTGAATTTTGTACTTACCATCGTAGCTAAATAGTGTAATATTGCCCTTATTACCGCCAATTTTGGCATCATATTTCTCAGCTGATAGGTCAATAAATGCTTGAATATCACCAAAAATATGCTCTTTAAATGCTTTCATCTCACCGTGCAGTGCAATGGCTTTTTCCACCCATTCATTGACTAGTGAATCACGTTCTCTATCAATTTCTTTAATGAGTTCTTCCGGCGTGAGATTACCTTTTGCATCAGCCCAGTAGGTTTTACCATTAATGATTTGCTTAGCCATATTTGTCTCCTTGTTATTTTTAATGAATCGTATCTGAATCTTTTGCAAGCTTTTCAAGCTTCGCATGAAAGATGCTTGGGTCTTTTTTAAAGTAAAAACGGATTTCCATTGTTTCCTGTCTTAATTCGATATATGTAATTTCACTTGCAATCATCACCGCCATATTTTCTGGTGTCAGTTCAATTTTTCTCAGCATAAAAACCAATAAGTCCAGGAATCGGTCATCTGTTTTTTCAATTCTGATGAAATTATTTTTCTGCGTTTTTTCCGGCATTTTGATGTTCCTTTAAAATTGCTTTAAACGTGTCATTGTTGTTACTGTTTTTAATGACTTCAAAATAATCAATGCCATTGATTAAAGCATTTGCAATTGTTGCGGGATCTTTTGCTTGTAGAACAAACATCAGACAGTAGCGATAAAACAGATCTTTGTTGTTTCTATTAATTTGTTTTATTGTTTCTTTACCCATAAGCCCTCATTAATGAATTGTTTCTGAACGTGGAAATGAAAAAATAATACGACAAATCGCCACGCGGTGAACTTAACATCTCTTCAGACACGTGACGCAGAAGGGATTGAGTTTAACGGTGCTGCAACACCGCTTAAATTTCACTCGCTCGCGTTGAAAAATGGACGGTTAAAGTGTCAATGAACGGTCCCGCAGTGATTGATGCGCGCGCTTCGTGGCACTTTGTCAATCACTCGCCCGTCACGCTTAATATTACAGGTTCTCGCTCAACTGAATGGTCGTTTTTCCCAGATTGGAGCGAAAATATCATCGAAAACTTGCATTTTTTAACGACAGTACATCAGTCAATTACAGGTGCCGAGCAACGCATTGCAAAACGGTTATCTCCACGCCGCACATTTGAGTTTAAAGTCACGAAAGAAGGTGTTAACCGTCAAATATTTGAAAACATGCTCTATGCGTATGGCTCGCGCATCTGGTCTATGCCGATTTTTACCGATTGTGCAACGCTGTTACAACACGTTGAGCCAGGCGACCTTGAAATCAATATCAAGACTCAAGGCTATGATTTTAGCCCTGGCGGTCGCGTATTATTGATGAACGGGAAAACTAAAGAGATGCTCGAGATTGTTGGGCTTGAAACAGAAAAACTGATTTTAAAACGCCCGACAGTGAATCATTTTGATATTTATACTGCGGTTTATCCTCTACGTGCTGCAGTATTGACTGATATGCCGACAGTCACTCGATTAAGTGATGGTGTCTCGAGCGCACAAGTACGCTTACAAGTGCATGAACACAACGCGTACTCTGATGATATCACGCACTTGCCGACATACCGCAATCACCCAGTTTTAGAACCGACAAGCGAATGGTCAGAAGATGTCACCGCACAATATTTGCGCTTGATTCAGACGCTTGATAACGAAACGGGACTGCCGTTTTATCTTGATACGGCACGCAAAGCGTTTCAAATCACAAGTTATCGCTTTGTGCTAGCGAATCGTGAAGAATAGCGCAAATTACGTCAGCTGTTCTACTATCTACGTGGCAGACAGCGCGCAATTTGGGTTGCCACCTCGGCAACAGATATCACGCTGAAATCAGACATTTCTACTAAGACGTTTGATATCTATTTCATACACTACACCGCGATTTTGAAAAATCAGGTCGGTCGTCAAGATATTCGTATCGAGTGCACAGACGGCAGTGTGCACTATCGCAGAATCGTCACATCATCAGTGGTCGACGAGCAAACAGAGCGACTCTCATTTGACGGTGAAGAGTTAAGAATTAAGCAAGAAGAGATAGCAAAAATATCCTTTCTCACACTCTCTCGACTTGAAAGCGACCAAGTGACTTGGACACATCACACCGACGCAGATGGTGTGGCAACCGTCACCGTGAGTTTCCGTGGGTTACGTGATGAGTTAGAGGTTTAAACAGGGTTTAAAAGGGGTTTAAAGATGAGTTTTTTAGACAAAGAGCACTCTATCGCAGACGGACAACCGGTCACGCTGTATCAGTTCATTCGCGGTGACAATGAGAAAATCTGGCGGTTTTGTGACGCAGATAAAGACATCGTGGTCAATAACGAAAAATGGACCGCGATTGCTATTTCAGACACCAGGCGTCGCACGGGTGAGAATATCAATATCACGCTGCCGAGCAATAATCCGGTGGCACTGCTTTATCGCGGTATGCCGCCAAGTCAGACAGTGAAAGTGATGGTTATGCGTTTGCATTATGAGCAACAAGAAATGCGCGTGGTGTGGGTTGGCACAATCATTGAAGCAAAGCGCCCCGATGTGCATAAAACGCAGCTTATCTCTGCTGGGCTTTCAGCTACGATGGACAGTGCCGGACTAAGGCTCACCTGGGGGCGCAATTGTCCATACACATTGTATGACCAAGACTGCCAATTAAATCCTAAAAATTTTGCGGTGGCAGGGCTCACAATTAGTGCGATGGACGGTGTGATGATTGTAGTCAATGTGCCCGATGATTTGCCGGAAGGCTGGTTTAATGCTGGCTTTATTGAGTGGATTGACAGCGATGGTGTGCGTGAAGTGCGCGCAGTCAAAACACATAAAAACAACCAGCTCACACTGCTCGGCGGTACGCAGAAACTCTCTGTCGGCACAGTGATTAAAGCGTATCCCGGTTGTGATGGCAGACCTATTACTTGTTTGAAAAAGTTTAACAATATGCTCAATTTTGGCGGCGTCCCGCACATGCCGAATAAATCCCCGTACGACGGTTCAAGAGTATTTTAAATAAGAGGAGGTTGATATGTTTGCAGCAATTGGTTGGGCGATTGTTCGTGCGGTAGCCGTCATGGCAATCAGTTATTTAGTCAACACCGCACTCGCTCCACGTCCGCGCACGGGGCAAAGCATCGAGGCAGTATCTAGCGAGGAATGGAACTTCCCACAGGTTGACGAAGGTATCCCGCAATGCGTGTTTTTGGCGATTGTTGGACAGAAGACTGGCAAGTATTAGCTTACGGTAACTACCGTTCAAGCCCGATTAAAAAAGGATAAATGATGGAAAAATTAATGATTACCATGCAAGACATGCGTCGCGTCGGTTTTTGTGCATCGGGCGTGGAAACATTTTTTAAACGCGAAAACTTAGATTTTAACGACTTTTTACAAAACGGCATTGAGGCACAGACACTATTAAATACAGGCAGTGTGTTTGCCCGTAAATGTGTGGCAGAAGCTGAAAAAGCAAGAGGTGAATAATGGGTGGTAAAAGACGTGGCGGCGGTCCGGTTACAGTTGGCTACAGATACTATTGGGATATTCAATCGGGCATTGGGCGCGGACCGGTGGATGAAATTGTGGAAATCCGTGTAGATGATAAAACCGCGTATGTAGGCACGCCTGGTGAGCTGACACAATCGAAAGCTATCTATATAGACAAGCCTAACCTTTTTGGTGGCGAGGCGACTGGCGGTGAAGGCGGCATTCAGGGAAGAATGGAAATTTTAATGGGTGACCCGGACCAAAAGCCGACACAAATGCTGATCAATTTACTGAAAAATGTACACAATCCTCCGCTTAATTCGGCATTAAGTGGAAAAGGACGTAAAAAAAGAACAAGACAGCAACAAGTCGAGCAAAGCACCTTTTTCTCAAACGGTGATATTAGCGCAGGCAATCTCAGTCCAGAAGATGTCATTCCTGGCTTTCGTGGCACCGTCACAACTGTATTTAGTGGTTTGATTAGTTGCTATAACGCGTATCCGAAAAAGCACAGTTACCGCGTTCGTCGCACGCACAAGTGGGGAGCGGTTGCGCCGTGGTATCCGGAAAAAGCCCGGATTTTACTGCGTAATGACAATTTGAAAATTTCAGGCTTAACGCCGGAGCAAGAAGAAAACGTGCGTCAGATTCACGCGATGAACCCAGCGCATATTCTAGTTGAATGCGCAACAAACAAGAGTTGGGGCGGGAAAAAAGACATTACGGAATTGGATATAGAAAGCTATAAAAAAGCGGCAGATACACTCTTCGAGGAAGGCTTTGGGCTGTGTATTCGCTATAATCGTCAGGGCTCAGTTAAAGAGTTCGTGCAGCAGATTATCGACCACATCGGTGCGGTGCAATACGAAGATGTGAAGACGGGGAAATACGCCGTTAAACTCATTCGTAACGACTATAAAGTCGATGAGTTGCACACGTTTAACTACGATAACGGCATTTTACGCGTGCAAGACGACGATAACGCCGCAACAGATAACGCCGCTAATCAAGTGGTGGTGAAATACCTCGACCCAGTGACGAATCGTGAAGATAAAGCGATTGCCAATAATATCGCGTCAGTACGTATGCACGGGGTCATTACAAAAACTGTGGAATATAAAGGTATTCCCACGTTTGATTTAGCCGCACGTGTGGCTCAACGCGATTTAGAGATTGTGGCAAGCAGTTTAACGCGGCTTAAAATCGTCTTTGACATGCGTGCGAGTGAACTCACGCACGGCGATGTATTTAAAGTGAGTCTTCCCGACCGCGGTATTGAAAGCGCAGTCTTTCGCGTGAGTCATATTGAAAACGGCAACGAAGGTGAATTTATTGTCACTTGCATGCAAGATGTGTTTGGCTTGCCTGCGGCAAACTATTCAACTCAAAAAGCGGACTCGCTTTACACGCCACCAGATTATAGTGCTAGACCCATTACTCACAGCCACATGTTTGAAATCCCGTACCATGTTTTCCCGCTTGTGTTTAGTGATGCAGAGCTTGCCTTTATTAAACCAACGGATTGCTTTATCGCGGCAATGGCAGATGCACCGACACCACTATCCATTGGTTTTGAGATTTTAACTGATGCAGGCGCAGGCTTTAATGACACAGGTGAAGGCGATTTTACACCGTCTGTTGTGCTTACAGAAGCCATTACAAAGTATCAAACCCAAATCAAATTTAATGAAAGCACGCACAGCTATGCGTTGAAAAACGCGGTTGCGCTGATGATTGATGATGAAATCGTGAAAATTGAATCAGTGGATTTAAAAACGCGGACACTTAGCGTAGGACGAGGTTGTGCAGATACTGTGCCACAAGCGCATAGCGCAGGTGCTAGAGCGTGGTGCTATTTGCTCGCAAGTGGCGAAGACAATACGAAATACACGGTCAATGAACAGTTAAAAGTCAAACTTTTAACTAAAACAGCACAAGAAACACTCGCAGAAGATGACGCCGAGGTGCTTACAATTACGACACAGCAACGTCAAGCGCGTCCTTACCCGCCGGGCAACGTGAAAGTGGATGGTGCTTTTGTTAGTAATATTGCAGATAGTTCAGCATTTGTGATCAGCTGGGCGCATCGTGACCGTGATGTACAAGCAGATAATCTGATTTCACACACAGAAGACAGCACGATTTTGGGTGATGGCGTCAGTTATGAAATCGCACTATTGAATGATGACACGGTTGTGCGCACTATCTCGACAACAGATAGCCAGTTTAGCTATCCGGACCCGCAAAAAGTTGACGGTGAAGAATTTAATAAAATGACGCTTTGCTCAGTAAAAAACGGCTTAAAAAGCTTGTTTAACTATACTTTCAGCGTTGCGGGCGCCATGCAACTATTATATGGCTGGAACTACGCAGAGGAGTTCACGCAAGGTGAGTCGCTTATTTATCACTATAACGATAGTGATATGCCCGGCGGAAAATACATCATGCTTTCATCAAATGCAGATCAGCATTCTGCGATTTATAAATCGTTTGCTGTTGATTCAAGCGTGTACAAGCGTTTTGCACTCTCATATAAAGTCGGCACATATGATAAGCGAAATGGGCTTTGTGTTGTTTCAGTGCAACTTTATCGCGGTGATGAGTTTGTGTCAGCGTTTGTGTCAGAACAGCTTGGCGAATTTGACACAACAGAATGGCGAGTCAAGCAAGTTGAAGGTGAATTACCGGAAGGTGTCACAGAAATCAGGTTCAAAATCAACGTAATCGGCACAATAAGAAATAATGCGATTGCATTTAAAGATATTGTTGTGAAGGGAGGTGAAAAGGGAGGTGAATAGGAAAAGAAGACGAAATCAAACATCTAATAAGCACACATTAACTTTAATAAAAATAAGGAGCAAATATGAAAAATAAATTAACGCTAGAAGATATCAAATCTGTCATTGTTAAAGCCGAATATCATCGTTTAACAGATAAGCTAACCACTTGCGTGTTAACACTAAAAAATGGTTATACAGTGACGGGAGAAAGTGCTTGTGTTGACTCTTCAAATTATGTCAAAGAAATCGGTGAGAAAATCGCATACGACAATGCAGTAAGTAAGGTTTGGACTTTAGAAGGTTATTTATTGCAACAAAAGTTATTTGAAAATCAAAACAGTTAAACACGGGTAGCGAGCACACTTTGCGCAGCGTGCTCGCCTTATCACCCACAGAACGCACCTGTAGGCAATAACTATTGCTAGACCCGCGGTCTCAGCCAAGACATGTAAAGTCTAGCGCATTTTTTCAGTATGTGAAAGAGGCTTACAGTATATGAAAAACAATCAATCATTTTATAAACAAGCGCCACTCCCATTCGTTGGACAAAAACGACTCTTCTTAAATCATTACATCAATATCATTAACGAACACATTCCTGATGACGGTGAGGGATGGACGATTATTGATGCTTTCGGCGGTAGCGGACTTCTAAGTCATGTCACAAAACACATCAAGCCCAAAGCTCGCGTTATTTATAATGATTTTGATGGCTATAGTGAACGATTGAAACACATTCGAGATCTGAATAAACTGCGTCGTATCTTGCTTGAGTTACTTAAAAATGAGCCACGTAGCAAACAGTTAAGCTGTGATATGAAATACAAAGTGATTCAAGCTATAGAGGCATTTACTGGCTATAAAGATCCGCATGTATTGTCTACTTGGTTATTATTTAGTGGTCAGCAAGTCAGGACATTAAGTGAACTATATCGCTTGTCATTTTATAATCGCATTCGTCTGTCTGATTATAGTGAGGCACAAGATTATTTTAATGGTTTTGAAGTTGCCAATGAGTCATTTCATTCATTATTGCCTCGGTTTGTCGACAAGCAAAAGACGTTATTTGTGTTAGACCCACCTTACTTATGCACACATCAAGCTGCGTATAGCATGGATACGTACTTTGATTTGATTGATTTTTTAAGGTTGATTAATCTGACAAGACCGCCTTTTATCTTTTTCAGTTCAACAAAATCTGAATTTATACGGTTTGTGGATTTCATGCTTGAAACGAAAACACATAACTGGGAGTCATTTACAGATTATAAGAAGATAAGCATTAATACTTCTACAAACTATAGTGGCAAGTATGAAGATAATTTAGTTTATAAGTTCTAAAGCTAAATACACAAAGTTTATCTATGAGAAATTTGTGAATAAAGTATGCCAATTTCTATATAGAAATGACGTAGCAATATCAACAAAAAAGAGAAACTAATAAATGGTTTCTCTTTTTTGTAACTTAGTTTCAGTATATGTAACAAAGTAAACTTTTATTTATCGCGCTGAACTATGTCAATTTATCGCGCGCGGCATTAACCGCACTTATTCCGCACGGTAACGATTCTCTTCTGTTTCTGGCTCTAAATCTAATTTCGCCATTAAGAGCTGATCGCCGTCTTCTTCTGGGTTACCAGTCACGAGTAATTTATCGCCATAGAAAATTGAATTTGCGCCAGCCATAAAGCACATGGCTTGCATTTCTTCCGACATACCTTGACGCCCTGCTGATAAACGTACATAGCTTTTCGGCATGGTAATACGCGCCACCGCAATAGTGCGCACAAATTCTGTCCAGTCTAATTCTGCCGCATCGGCTAAAGGGGTACCTTCCACTTTCACTAATTGATTAATCGGCACCGATTCGGGTTGCGGGTCTAAATTAGCTAAGCTAGCAATTAATCCTGCTCTTTCTTTACGGGTTTCATTCATGCCAATAATCCCGCCACAGCACACTTTTAAGCCAGCTTTACGCACTTTACCTAACGTATTAATACGATCATCAAATTGACGGGTACCAATCACATTACCGTAGTGTTCTGGGGCTGTATCGAGATTATGGTTATAATAATCCAAACCCGCTTCTTTTAAATCTTCTGCCATCCCATCTTGCAATAAACCAAAGGTACCACAGGTTTCTAAGCCCAGTTCTTTCACCGCTTTAATGATTGCGGTAACTTTTTCAATGTCTTTCGGTTTCGGTCCACGCCATGCAGCCCCCATACAAAAGCGCCCTGCACCACGTGCTTTGGCAATTTTGGCTTTTTCAACAATTTCTTCCACATCGAGTAATTGCTGCTTTTCTACTCCAGTATGATAACGTGCTGACTGCGGACAGTAGCCACAATCCTCTGGACATCCCCCCGTTTTAATCGACATTAAAGTGGATAATTGAATGGCTTTAGGATTAAAGTTTTCTCGGTGCACTTGCGCAGCCCGATAAACCAAATCTAAAAATGGGGTCTCAAACAAGGCTTCAATTTTACACACAGACCAATATTCTAAGGTCGGGTGAGGAGTAAGTGTACGAATCTCAAATGCCGTTGCCGTTGTCAT